AAGAAATGACAGATGAAGAATTAAGTTATTTAATTAAAAGTCTTCATCCACAATTTGATGACATTAATAAACAAAAAGGAAAAAATAATGATAAACAAAGTAAGTAAAAAAGAATGTTTAGATGCTATTGATTATCTATGGGGAGGTGGTTTTTCTCAAGAAATGGGTACTGATAAAAGACATTATACTGAAATATTATTAAGAAAAGTAGCCAATGATTACAAAATAGCTTTAATAGAGGCAAAAGCATTAACTATAAATAAAAAAAGATTAATATAATGGGAATAAGATCAGATAAAAGAATAGGTATAAGAGAATTGATTTTGTTTTATAAAGGAATTGTATCAAAAAATGAAAAGTTTGGTAAAATAAGTTATATGCAAATAAGATTAAATCAATTAATTGAACAAGAAAATAAAACAACTGACAAATATTATATTGCTAAAAAAAGAAGCGAATATAATAGAATCTATAAACAAAAAAACAAATTAAAAAATAAAAAGGAGTTAATATGAAAGAAATGAATATTTATGAAAAATTAAATATTGTTCAAACATCATTAAAAGTAGAAAAAGGTCATAAAAATAACTTTGGTAAATACAATTATAGAAACTTAGCTGACATTTTTGAAGGTATAAAACCTTTATTAAATGAAAATGGATGCTATCTTACTGTATCAGACCAAATAGTAAGCGTTAATGGATTTAATTACATAAAAGCAACAGCAACATTTGGTGATGGTAAAGATTTTATTGCCACTGAAGGCTGGGCAAGAGAATCCGTTAATAAAAAAGGTATGGATGATAGTCAAATAACAGGTGCTACATCTTCATATGCAAGAAAATATGCATGTAATGGTTTATTTGCTATTGATGATACAGCAGATGCAGATAGTATGGACAATAGGGTTGAAACATTAATCAATGGTAAAAAACCTACAAAAGGTCACATAACTGTTGATCAAAATGTTAAGCTTGAACGATTAAGCAGAGATCCAGTTTACAGTAAATCAGACATGCCTAAAAAAGTACGTACATTAATTAATGAAAATGTAACAGAAGAAAGAGCTGAACAAGCTATTGAAAAAATGAAAACACAAATAAAGAAATTACGTGAAACAAAGAAAGGAGAAGCATAATGAATGGTGGATTTGAATCAACTGCTACAGTTAAATCTGTAGAATTAGAATACGATATAGAAAAACCTTGGGGAACATGGAAACCTACGTTTGATCTATTTTTAACTGTAACATATAAAAAATCAACACAAGATTTTGATGAAACATTTGAAATCTTTGGAAATCTTAAGAAAGAACTTCCTATTACAGAAAATAAATCATGGGGATCTGGATTTAAAGTAAAAACATTTTTTGAATCTGTATTAAACAAAAGAAATCTTACTTTAAACGAAGATTATTCTATACCAGAATCTTGGTTAGATGAGGTAATTGATAAACAATTTATGTTATGTAGTTATCCTACAAATAGATTGAAAGACAATGGTAAAAACTTTTGGAAAGTTTATCAAATAGTAGCTCCAGCTGGTTCTCCAGCAGGAACCTTAAAAGGTAAGGTAATGAAAGATTTCCAAGCTGGTTATTTAAAAGATGCTGCAATAGAAGAACCTGATGAATTTAAATCAAAAGAATCTTCACCATCAGTAAAACCAAAAGTTACTACAACTGCTAAAGTAAATGATTTAGATCTAGACGATTTAGATATTTAGCAATGAAAAAACCAACGTTAAATCATATTATTAAAGAATGGCTTAGTAACAGATTAAACAATGGAATCGATACTGTGGCATCACATGAAATCGAAACCACATTGGTTAAGTACGGAAAAGAGTATTGGGGGAAATATCATTCCCCTAGTACTTGGAGCAGAGCTTGGAGAAACATAAGAGCTGGTAACGAACTTAACGAAATAGATGTTACTAAAATAGAAATTGTAACCACAAAAAGTGCGGAGACTACATGGAGAATAAAGACTGGTACATAGAATACGCAACTGGAGATGTAAGTAATCGTAATCAATTATGCAAAATAAATGATTTTTCAAAAATTGCAAAAAATAACATTAATAAAGAGATATATCGTTCTATGTTCTTATATGATGAAAGTATTGTTCCGTATTTAGAAAAAAACGAAACAGTAACTGGATTTAATGGAGAACAAAGCATAGACAAAATTGTTATTGATATTGATTTAATTAAAAACGATAATGATAAAGGAAATCAAACTCGTAAAAAAGTATTAGATGTTACAGATGCAATGGAAAAACTATTAATTGATCCATTACATTACAACATTTGGTTTTCTGGAAGAGGTTTCCACATTCACTTAGCTAACGTATATGGATTTAAAGATTCTAATACATTGGCTAAACAAGTTCGTGCAACAATGCAGCGTGATTTTGGTAAACATATTGATTTAATCTACGATAGTAGAAGATTAATACGTGCTGGTTTTTCTCACAATAAGAAATCTGGTTTATTTAAAATACCTATTTCTTATGAAGAACTAGAAACGCTTTCATATGAAGAAATTGCTAAAATAGCTAAAGCAATTAGAAGTGATTACAAACCTCACAAAATAAAACAAGAACATGTTATTTCTTTAGAACCTATGGATATGAGTCGTAAAAACATTGCAGAAGTACGCAAAGTATTCGACAATGCTAAAGGAGAAACAACACGCTTTATTACATGTGCTCAACATATTTATAATGCTGGACACGTGTCAGGAAAAAGGCATAAACATTTACTAGCTTTAGTTAGTATATGGCGTAAAAGATATGCCTTTGATAAAGTTGGTTGTGATTTTCTTGCAAGAGCTTACATGACTAATATGGATAAACCATTACCTGCTGTAGAAGTAAGTAAAATAGTTAGTGATGCTTTTAAAAACGATTATTATTATGGCTGTAATCATCCTGATTTGCAACCATACTGTGACAGTAAATGCATGTTATTTAAATACAAAGACCTTGAAAGCACTACAAATGTATTAACAGCTGAAGATATGATTAATAACTTAATTGATCATTACCAAACTGACTATACAGACAAGCAATTTGATTTAAAGACAATTTTTCCGTTTATGCAGAAATCTCACCTGTTTACAACAGGACAATTAATAACATTAATTGGAGATACTGGATTAGGTAAAACTGCATTTATAAGTTACTTAGCTACACAACTACCTCAATTAAAAATATTATTTCTATCTTTAGAAGTTGATGAAATGACAATGAGTAGAAGGCTTTTACAGGCTTCTATGAATAAAACAAAACTAGAAACTATTGACTTTCTAAAAAATAGAGATAACGACTTAATACTAAAAGCAATAGATCAAATAAGTCATATTAAACTTGAGTGTAGTAGTCCTGATATACAGGATTTGGGTAGCCATGTTGCTGAACAAGGAGCTAAAATAATAATAGTAGATACAATTGATCGTGTTCCAGCTAAATATGCTGGTAAAGACGATTTTGCAAGACAAGAAGTAATAGCCAATGGTTTAAAAGACTTAGCTATGAAAGAAGATGTTATGGTTATAGCAATACATCATATTTCAAAGTCAGCTTCTTACAACCTAAAACAAACAAATACATTAGACATTCATAGTGGTAAAGGCAATAGTGCCATAGAACAAAAATCAGACCAGTTTATAATGTTTCATGGAAATAACCCAAAAGGAAAACAAAGAGTTGTTAGATCATTAAAAGCAAGAGATGAATCTACATTTGAAATACTACTTAACTTTGACTGGAATACTTTTAGATTTGATAAAAGAGGCTAAGTTGTATAAAAATAAATCAGACTCTAGGCAAGTAACTTGTTTTCTATTAACTTAAGATAGGGCATGAACTTAATCATTTGTGCCTTATTTTAATAAATGGGAGAAAGAATGGCTGTTATAGAAATATACATTAAAGATAATAAAGTTGAAAAAATATCAGGACAAGATGCAATAGTATATGTTCATGATTGTGATTCAAATCAAACAACAACAATGCTTTTTAAAAAACAGGAACAGATATATGAACAACGGAAATATTACAACCCTCTTCGGTTTTCAAATATTGAAGAGAATGTTAATAAGAAATGAACTAAGAACAACATACAAAATAGTTTTGTTTAAACTTTTTATGATGAGTATAGGTTATTCAACTTTTGAAGGAGAAAACATACACATAGTTTTAGGCTTTACAAAATTAGAAATATTTACCTCATTTACAATTAAAAAAAGGTGGTTACGATGAATTTTACAAAAAAAATAAAACCAATAGCAAACGTACAATCAAAAATGACGCAAAAATTAATAGAATTATTAAATGAATTAGAAGATAAAGAGTATTTAACAATGAGTAATAATGGTAAAATTTGCCTTGATAAAATTTGGAAATTATTAAGGATGCCTACTAATGAAGAGCTGTTAAAAGCATTAGCAAAAAAAGAATCAATAGATTCTGTATCAACTAATAAAAAAGGTAAAGAATGAGTAC